CAAGCCCTTGGTTTTGGTGGCTTAATCAACCAAAGATTGTTAATCAGGTGGTATCAAAGGTGATGCCAATACCTGCTAAAAAGGCATACAGTGCCGAAGTTTGCACCTGTTGTAGGGTGCATAGCAATACTAAATAAAGGAGCAATAAATGAACCCACAGTTCAAGCAAGCAGCACTATCTTGGTTCCGTGCAGCAGCAGCAGCAGCAGTTGCATTGTATGTAAGCGGAATTACTGACCCTAAGCAACTAGGTGCAGCAGCACTAGCAGGTCTTGCAGGACCACTTCTTAAGTGGTTAGACCCATCAGCCACAGAATTTGGTCGTGGCTCCAACTAACAGTTTAAACAGATTAGCCCCTCGCTTTTTAGCGGGGGGCTTTTTTGCTTTCCCAATCTTTATTCTGTTGGGTCTTTAAACGATGGCAGTTGGCACATAATGTCTGGAGGTTATCTGGTTCATTGTTTAAATGGTCACCGTCTATATGGTCAACATCTAATTGGCTGCGATGTTCGGCAATAAAGCCACACAACTCACAGTAATCTTTTTTATTTTTAAATTGACTAGAACGATAAAGATTATATTTATTTCTACAAGACCACCCATATTGTTTCTTTTTTAATCTTGCGGGTCCACACACTGCACAGATACCCCATCGTTTATCTGGGTTCTTGAGTAGCAGCCTATGCTGCTTAGGCTTATCCGCCTGTGCTGTAGAAACCTGAGGCATTGAACTTCACTGGTGGGCTTGTCCAGATACGGGTCATTAACTGGCTACAACATGAACACATAGGCGCATCAGCCTCGGCATGTATAGAGCGTTCTACTTCTACGGTTATCTCACATTGTGGACACTTGTATTCGTATCTACTCATCAGTATTAAAGAAGCCTTTTTAAGGCGTTTAAACGGCGAAGTCTGGCTTGTTGTTCACGCTTTACTCCACGGCTAAAACCAATCCGATAGAATAAATACGCTTCAATCAAAGCAATCAGTATTAAAATTATTTTCATTATCATCCACTGGTGTCGGAACGGTAACCAATGCGCCACAGTCAGCACACTTAGCATCAGTAAACCATAGGCTTATATCATTATCTTCAAACATGCATCCAACTTGGAATACAAGATGCCCACAATTTAGGCAAACACTTGAAGGTATACCACGCAAGTTCACTTGGGCTGGCTTCGCTCGCCTCTTGACGAGTCTCGCTATTACACCCTTACGCTGCACGAACAGGAGTGTAGTAGTTGTTTAAACTACATGCTTGTAATTCTACTCTGGCGTGTCGCACAATAGAGCAGACTTTGTGCAGTAGTCTCCTCTATTGAAAGGAAGATAAATGACACTTGAACAAGTAACAGGTAAGAACTATGTCAGTCACTCAGCCCTAAATACATGGCTTAGTTGTGGCTGGCAATTCTATCTGTCAAGAATACAACATGTCCCTGAACAACCATCCTACTGGTTGGCAGGCGGTAAGGCTGTGCATGAGGCTACGGAATACTATGACCGTATGTTTCACAACACGGACCAACAATCCGCCTTCAACTCAAGGGCTGCGTTTGAAGCCAACTGGGAAATAAACTACAAAGGTGCCGACAACGGCATGGAGTGGCGAGCAGGTGGCAGGGCTACTAAGGCTAATCCAAATAAAGAGGATGCAGCATGGTGGCTAGAAGCAGGTCCAAAGATGGTTGACTTTTGGACACAGTTTAGACAAGACAGTGGCTTCAATATGTATCAGTTACCTGATGGCAGTGAGGCTATTGAAACAGAACTTAATCAGGAAGTTGGAGGAGTGCCACTTAAGGCTTTCCTTGACCGACTTATGGTTGCACCAACTGGTGAGTTGATAGTAGTGGATATTAAAACAAGTTCTCGTGAACCTGCATCCCTTACTCAACTTGGTATCTACGCAATTCTTGTGGAGAAAACCATTGGTGTTCGCCCATCACTTGGCTCATACTTTATGGCTCGCACTGGGGAACTTACGGCTCCTCAATCATTAGACCGTTATACCGAGGCACGCCTTGGTTCATGGGCTAAGGGCTTTGAACTAGCCATGGAAAATAAAATCTTTATCCCTCAAGTAAGCACAATGTGTGGCACTTGCTCTGTCAATGCTGCATGTTATGCAGTTGGCGGTAAAGATTCTCACCTCTACCCCGAAATAACTATAGGAGAAAATAAATGAGCACAACGGAAGCAGCAATTCAGATTAACTTCAAGACAAAGCGTGATGGTATGTTGATTAACCTTCGTGCCAACGATGCTATTGAACTTGATGGTTTGTTAGATGCACTATCACAACGCCTTGCTACATTGATTGATTTGGAATCAACAGTTGAGTCAATGTCACAACCATCTGCACCAGCAGTTCCAGCAGCGGTGGCTGCAGCATTTCCAGGTGCACAGGTAGTATCACAGGCTCCAGTTGCAGGCTATAAGCCAGCAGGTGGACCAGCACCAACTTGCACTGGTGGAGCATGTGGTGGACAGCCAATGCGTTTAGTTCCAGCAGGCATTGCTAAAGCAACTGGTCGCCCATACAAGGGCTTCTATGCATGTCCACTACCTCAGGGTCAGGCTTGCCAAAACAAGGTGCCTGCATAACTCATGCGCCTACTCAGCCGTGCTATTAAAACCGCCTCGCAAGGAGGAGCAACACTACCTGTAGTGTGGCAATCACTTGCAGCGCAACAAATAGCAATCCGTTACGGCGAGGTAAGCATGATTGCTGGACCACCAGGGGCAGGTAAGTCAACACTTGCTCTGTCCTTGGCGGTTCGAGCAAAAGTTCCAACCCTTTATATTTCTGCAGACACACACTCACATACGATGAGCCTTCGTCTACTTGCTTTGCTAACTGGCAAGCATCAGTCAGATGTTGAACCATTAATGGAACAAGACAGAGACTGGGCAGCACAAATGCTCAAGCCTGCTGACCATATTATGTGGGAGTTTGATTCATCCCCAACGCTTAAAGATATTGAAGATGCAGTCCTTGCATCTCGTGAGCGACTGGGCGAAGATGTGCGTTTAATTGTTTTAGATAACGCAGTGGATGTAACAATGGACTCACAAGATGAGTGGGGTGGATTGCGAACCTTGATGAAAGAATTGAAATGGTGGGCTAGAGAAACTGGAGCAGCCGTTGTTGTGTGTCACCACACCAGCGAAGGTGTGCCAGGTAATCCATGTCCTCCACAGAAAGCGTTACATGGAAAAGTAGCGCAGACTCCGAGTTTAATTCTTACCGTTCATAATCAGATTTCTACAATGGGAGTCTGTGCAGTTAAGAACCGTTATGGTCCTGCTGATGCAACTGGTGGCACACCAGTGTGGTTGTCGTATGAACCAGCATCTATGCAAATCAATGATGTTATTTCATACGAACCAATGCAGTTAATTTAGGAGAACACATGAGTAAGTGGGAACTTACAGTAGTTGAAAATGCAGGAGAAATCCCAGCATCAAAAGTCACAGACGAAATTGCAGTGCAGACTGCACCACTTCTAATTGACATAAAGGCTCAGTTGATGATTGCTAAGCCTAAAACACTTACATACACCGTTGGTTGGAGGGCAATTGTTTGGCAAAATAAAGAGACTGGTCAGTTCAAAGACCTATCCGAAGCAGAGCACAATGAATATATTACAAGCGGGTCTATCAATCCCACAGGGGGAGATGGAAAAGATGGTAAACAAGATGAAGTTACCAGCGGAGATAAAGGAAGCACTGCTTGAAGAACTGCCTCAAGTGATTGAGCAGATGGAGGAAATAGGTAAGAAGGTATATGACCCCCATCAAATATGGTTAGAAGCAATGCAGTTTGCAGATTATGTAACACAATTATCTAATCATCTTAAAGATGACCACGGTAGAGATTGCATATTAGACATAGCAGAGCAGTTAACTAACATGTCTAACTCGTTTAAACAAATGGGAGAGAACGCACTAAGGGTTCTTGATGAAGCAGAAGGAGTGCACAATGGCTAATAGTAATCAGGAAACATTATCTCTTGGTTGGTGTGATAACGGTATGGTAGATGGAAAGTTTGCCGAAGGTATTATGTATACCACGGTGACTGCACCTACTCATAAGATGGCAATTAACAATGCTATTCGTGTTCAAGGTAATCAGATTGGCAGACAACGCCAAGCATTGCTTGATATGTGGTATGACAAAGTAAAGACAGACTGGTTGTTATGGGTTGACTCTGACATTGTGCTTACCACCGAGGTGCTTGGTATGTTATGGAAAATAGCCGATAAGAATACTAAGCCAGTTGTATGTGGCACCTACTTTATCTCTAAACAAATGGAATCTTCATTGATGCAACCTATGCCTGCTTTATTTAATGAGGTAAGTGAGTATGAAATTAAATACTTACACCCACTACCTAAGGATGAAGTAGTTAAGATTGATTGTGCTGGTTTAGGTTTGACTCTTATGCATCGTAGCGTTGTTCCTAAGTTGCGTGCTATCTCACCTGACTACTCAGTATTTGCTGAGAAGGAAGGGCTGGGAGATAAGTTTGTTGGGGAGGACATCGTGTTCTTCCGTAACTTAAAGAAGGCTGGCGTTGATGTTTATGCACACACTGGTGCGATTGTTAAGCACATGAAACGGTTTGCCTATGACGAGAACTACTATGCGTTGTATTGGCAGGCTGCAGCAGCAGCAGAGAGGCAGACAAATGGCGAGCCAGCAACAAAGTAATAAGCGTAGAGGTGCATCGTTTGAAATAGACCTTGCTGATTGGTTTATGCAACAGGGTTTAAACGCACAACGACTACCTCGTGCAGGGCGTAATGACATTGGTGATGTATTTCTACCAGCAATCAATGACATTTATGTTATCGAAGCCAAGGCACCACGGCGTGATGGCAAGGTTGACCTATCAGGTTGGCTGCGTGAGGCGTATTTAGAGGCAGAGAATTACCGTAAGTCTAAGAAACTTGCGAGTGCACCTACGCCATTGGTAATTATCAAGGCATCGAACAAAGGAATTGAGGATGCCTATGTTGTTCAAAGGCTGGGTGATGTCATTGCAAAACTCTAAGCATGACATCGTTAAAGTCCTTGAGCATTATGGTTTTGATATACCGCATGGAAGGCGTGGGTGGTTCACGCTGCGTTGCGCTTTCCATGGTGATAGAGTTAAGTCTGCCCGTTTAAACATAGACAACGGTGGTTTTCGTTGCTTCGGATGTGAAATGGCTGGAGATGTTTATTCACTGATAATGAAACGAGAAGGAGTGGGATTCAATGAGGCTAAGCAAATCGCAGAAGGAATTACTGGAGAAAGCAACGGAGAGTTACGCTCAAAACCTACAGGAAATAGTGCCGTATCTACAGAGCAGAGGTATCACCGAACAGACAGCGATTATGTTTCGCCTCGGCTTCGTAAGAGAGCCTGAGATGGGGCATGAACCTTATGTTGGTAAGTTAGCAATCCCTTACTTAACACCAACAGGTGTGATTGACATACGGTTCCGCAGTTTAAACAGTGATGGTGGTCCGAAATATATGAGCAGACCAGGGGCTACTACTCACATCTATAACATCAATGCATTGAGTAATGATTCAGATGTGCTTGCTATCTGTGAGGGTGAACTCGATACAGTTGTAGCCACACAAGCAGGGTTTAGCGCAGTTGGTTTGCCTGGTGCTAATAACTGGAAGTCTTTTTACAATCGTGTGCTTGCTGACTGGGCAAAGGTTGTCTTGTTATGTGATGGTGACAATGCAGGGCGTGAAATGGCTAAGCATTTAAGTCGAGAACTAGACAATGTATTCCCAGTCTTTATGCCTGAGGGTCAAGATGTTAATGATGTTTATTTATTAGAAGGTGCTGACGGTTTACGAAAGCGAGCAGGCGTTTAAACATGATGGTAAAGAACTCATCATTTGATTTAGACTTTGGCTACGGTCGTAAAGGTGAACTGTTAGTCGAGGCTTTATTAACGGAAGGCAAGACTGTTGAAGTCAAGCGTGACCGTAAGTGGTGGGCTACTAATAACATCTACATTGAGGTTGAGTGTTGGTTTAATAAGAGTAAATCATGGGAGCCATCGGGTTTGATGGTTACTACTGCCGAGTATTGGGCGTTTGTTCTTGAGCGTGGTGTTGTTATGGTGCCAACAGACCACCTTCACTACGCAATCAGAGAGTTTGGCAGAGAGATTACTTGTGAGATACCACCGAACTGGAGTAAAGGTTATTTAATTACTATTGAAGATTTACTAACAACGATGAAGGAACTTAAACATGGACAACAATAACGAATTGTTATGGGAAACCGTATACAAAGTGGCACGCTACAGTGCAACAAGATGTGTGCGTATTCACCGCAACCTCGTAACTGCTGACGATGTATTCCAACATCTAAACTTATGGGCAGTAGAACATTGGCATAAAATTGAGGAGTGGGAGGGGCAGGATTCTTTAGTGTTTAAACTGCGCCGAACATTTAACAACGAGTCACAAAAGTTTGCAGCCAAAGAGCGTGCATATAAATCTAAGTCAAGACCAAGCGATGCGTTTTATTACACACACGAGATACTTCAAGAGTTGTTGCGTGATGTATGGAACTACGAGCAGTGGGTGCAATCAGGCACGCCATCAGATGTAGAGTTTATTAGTAAGACAAGTAAGCCTAACGAAGGCATGAACAGAGAAGCAATGTTGTCAGATGTTAGTGGTTCACTTGCCCGTTTAAACGACCAAGACAAAGAGTTATTGCGGCGTAGGTTTGATGGTGGTGGCACGGATTTTGATGTGCTTGCCGTTGAATACAGTGCAAGTGAGGAGGCATTGCGTAAGCGTGTGTCTCGTGCACTTACTAAGTTGCAAGACAGGCTAGGTGGAGAGCAACCTCAATGGAACAATCGTAGATATAGGAAACCCGATAATGATTAGACCTAAATACCAACGCATGAAACCATGGAACTTAGTAGGACTGCCGTTGTATTATATTGGCATCTGTTTAAACGACATCGGTTATTATATTTACCTGGCTGGAGACAAAATGATTTGGTTTAAACGCAAGCAGATTGGATATACAAAGAAATGATTATTGGTTTAAGTGGATACGCACAGTCGGGTAAAGATACAGTTGCTGAATTGTTGTGTTTAAACTATGGCTATACACGGATGGCTTTTGCTGACCCAATTCGTGATGCAGTTTATGCATTGAACCCAATAGTATTTAATCTTAATAGTCGTGTTGCTGATTTAGTTGATGAGCATGGATGGGATGTAGCCAAGGCTAACCCTGAGGTAAGGCGATTGCTTCAAGTGTTTGGCACTGAGGTAGGGCGTAAACAATTTGGTGAGAACTTTTGGGTGCAGCAAGCCTTTGATAAGTTAGAGTCAACCAAAGTTGTGTTTGCTGATGTTCGCTTTCCTAATGAAGCCAATGAGATACAACAATACGGTGGTCAAGTGTGGCGTGTGAATAGACACAACCACCCACCAGTTAATACACATAAGAGTGAACATGCAATGGATAACTTTATGTTTAAACATGTGTTGTATAACGATGGAACCATAGATGATTTGGCTGATGAAGTATTCATGCTGGCGAAAGAACTTAATCTTGGATGAAGAAGAACTGCATGTGTTTAAACGCAAGATAGAAGATGCTAAAACTTTTCTATCGCATGAACATAAAGATAAAGATTGGATGGATGGTTTCAACGCTGGTTTAGATTGGGCGTTGCGAATACTTAATAAAGATAAATCTGCTTTCTAAATACAGAAGCCCCGCAAAGGACTGGAACCCTGCGGGGCTTTTGTATGGGCACCTACTGCGTGCTTCCCCTTCACATAGGAGATGCCCAATGTCTACACTCTATCACATCATAGTTGGACTGATGCCTCGTGGGTCGGTAACCTGTAAGTTCATGGCTCGGCGTGCTGCTTGCCTACGAAATGGCGTAGTGCCACCCCATACTCCACTCTTTTCATGGACTAGCCCCCACTCTAAGCACATCTCCATGACTGGACAATCACTACACATGCGAGCAAAGATTCTTTCCTCCTCAGGGCTAAAGATGTCCTTGTCGGGGTAAAACAATTCAACATCTAACCCCTTACATGCAGCACCCTCGGTGAGTTCAGGATTCCAACGCAGTTTAAACGCTTGTAATTCCTTGCCTCGGTTGCGAACCTCTCGCTTTTCCATAACACGATGATGTTTAATCTCCATGTTAATACCAATTCTTTGCTAAATGGTGAGCGTATGCTCTGCAGATTGCACCAGTCTTGCCATATTTTCTTTCGATATAGGCAAGCCCAGCATCTACCTGTTTAAACCCATCTTTAGTTGGCTTAACTTTTATATTGACCCATGTTTCAGGCATAAGTTGTGCGATTCCCATGGCTCCACCGTTTTTATTAAGCGCAGCAGGTCTCCAGTTACTCTCTCGCATCCATAATTCATAGAGACATGGATATTGTTCGAGTTTGTTTTGCTCTGTTAAGACTTGGATTGCATAGCGTTGGTATTCGTTGGTGTAATAAGCGATTACCTCACCCTTTGGTGCGTGTGAAATTATCTGCACTCGTGGATTAAACACGAGAAAGATTCCAAGGATTGCCACTGTTGCAATCCATAATCTTGCATGCGGGTGGATGTGTTTAAACATACTCAGCCTCCAGTTTTGCACGGTTTCCACACACATGACTGATGAAAGTCAAGATGTCTTGAGGTATGTCGGTGTCATTGCCATGACTATCTACTAAACCAACAACAATCATGTTGCCTACAATCGTAGGTGAGTTGCCGAACATGAAAGATAAGGCGCTCGCTACTGAGTTGAGTGAGAGTTGCTTAAGTAATCCCTCCTCGTTTACATAACCTTGGCACACTCCTGCACCATAGAAGTCATGCATACCGATGGGTTCAATGAGTCCATCCACTGCTGCTTGCATGTCGGAGAGTTGTTTAAACACTTTCTCCTCGTATGTTCCATCTGTGTATAGCACTACGCCTTTAGCCATTAGTTATGCCACCCTTCTTTTAGTTTGCCGTTCTCATATTCTCTGCCTACTTTGTATAGTTCGCCGAGTTTATCTACTGCCTCGGTGATTTTATTAAGAAATGATTTACGCTTATCACTATCTAAATGCGCCACCATATCCTCTGTGATTTCGCAGCGCCATATAAGGTTAGCCATTGGTTTCACCTCTTAGGTTTGCGATTGTTTGTTCAAGCATGGCTATGCGTTCAGCCTTGTTTAAACGAGGGGTTATTCCGTATCTTAACTTTGCTGCCTTTAACATTGCTTCGTATTCAGCAGTGTGATTAGAGATTAGTTCCTCTACTGCCTCATACTTTGCTCTTGCATACATGTTGCTTGAGATACTCATTAGTTCACCAACCCTTTCATCATCTCGTTTAGTTCACCATAAGCAAGGCTGCTTGAATCATATTTGCACCCGTCAAGGGTTGCCTTACCTTCAAGCCCAGCAATCTTTATCCAATCACGATAAGGCTTGGCACCTTGGTATCCCTTGATGAATAGGCAGGCGCTTAGGTATAGGGCGTAGTCGTTCTGAATCCACAACGCAATGTTCCATGTGTCGTAGTTTTTCCAGCCCTCGTAAGTTGTTTGTTTACTCATGGCTCACCAGTTTCTTGAGTTGTTGATTGCGGTTGCGTAGCCATGCGTTCTCATCGTTGAGTCTGATGTTCTCTTTGATTGCTAAGCCCAGCACTGTGAGCGCACCCAATAAGGCGATGATTGTGGCGATGATGTCGCCTGTTCCTAGATACATACCAGTCCTTTGTTCTGTGTAGCCCAGTTGCTACATGTCTTAGGATTCCAGTTCGTTATGTATAAGTCAAGGATTTGTAGCCATAAATAAAAAAGTTTTTTTGTTTAAACAATAACTTACATCTTGTTAGTTTTATCAACCTTGTGGTTGATAAAACCTATCTTACCAGACTTGTCAACCCTACTGTTTAAACGCTTGACATTAGCAGTCGGTGTGGTAGAGTGCTAATCATCTACTGTTTAAACGCTTGAAGATTCCAGACTGCCAGGTAGTAGTGTCCACTCAGTGTTTAAACATATAAACATCACCAGATTCCAGGTAAAAAAATAACCCCGCCGAAGCGGGGCTACTTTTTATCGGAGGATGCTGGGGCTATCTCCGAAACTTAGAAGTCGAGAGTGTCCTCGCCTGCCCAGTATGCATCAACCCAATCATTGCGATGTGTTTTGGTTGGTCTGCCATTATCCATTGCATAACTGCGCCAGTGATTTGTATACACTTGTTTAAACGGTGTGAAGTTCTGATGCTCCACAATTTTGCCGTTCTTAACCTTGAAGTATTCACCCTCGGCTGCGGTGTATTCCCAATCAAGGTCTGAATCCAGCATGATTGCTGCGTTCTCAATAGTCTCTTGAGTTGAGCCGTAAACAAGGGAACCTGATTTGGTTTGCCCAATCCATAGGGGTGAGGAGTTAACACGAGCCAAGTGCAGTGTGTTGCCCTTGCCCTGCTCAATCCAAGCCAGTGCAGCAGTGCCTTGAACACGAGCCAACACCTCGGTGATAGGCGCTGCGGTGAAGGCGATTAGTGCAGCCACTGCCTCGCTGTCTACCTGTCCATGGCGCTTGACTTTAAGTTGTTTAAACAATTGGTCATCGTTGCTGATGTGTCCGTTGTGAGTGAGCACGATTTTGCCACGAGGAATTGGGTGGTTGTTGTCGCTAACTGTTGGTGAACCTTGAGTTGCCCAACGAGTGTGCAAGATAGCGGTCTGTGCGTTTAAACATAGGCGCTTGCCTGCATCTGTTGCGATGAACTTAGTTGCTGATAGTGGTGCCTTTGTGATTACCCGATTGCCTGAGGCTGGGTTAATCCACGCAACACCTGTTGCATCTTGACCACGATGTTCGATGTCCATGAGCATCTGTGCTGCAAGGTCTGTTTGATTCTGATTGTGCTTTGGGTTGAGGCAGAAGCCTGCGATTCCACACATAATTTATTTCTCCAGTCTGTTAGTTGTTATGAGTTAATTGTATCACATGGGCTGATAACTTTTACCAGCCTGTTTAAACGGTCGGTTGCCAATAGGTAATCGGCATCCGCTTTGTTGTATGCACCATTGAACTTGCGACCATACATGTCCACGCCTTCAATGATGTATAACATTTCGTTATCTTTCATCGTATTCATCCAATGATTCATCAAGTGCGATTGAAGATTCATCGTCATCGTTTAAACAATAGTAAGTCCATGCTCCGATAGTTAGCATCAGCAATAACAATGCTCGACCATCGAACCAAGTTAACCACCAAGGTAATGCGTTCATGCTCCAGTCCTTTCGTTTAAACGGTAAGGAGATTTTCCTTATCCGTTCGTGCCTGCCGAGGGGATTGCACCCTCGCTTACCCACTAGGGGCAGGCTGCCTGCTGCTATCCGTTGAGGGATGCTGCTCGGTCTTTGAGATACTCGGCGGTCTTAAGGTCGAGATTCGATTGGATTACTAGCAGGCTGAGCAGGTTGGTGCACTTTTGCAATTCGGTGCCAGTGCCCAATGTGTCGGCGGTTAGGATTTGAGTTGCACTGAGTTGTTTAAACGCATCAATGAACTTTGCCCACGCTACGGCTTTGGCTCCGTTGAGGGTGCCTTGGTGTAGTCGGATTTCCAATGTGCCATGGCGGTCAAATGCCTGCAGATTGAAAGATTGGTAGCGGTCGTTGTTAAGGTCGGAGATGTTGCCGTTGCGGATTCGCTCGGCGTTAGTCTCGGCACGCTCGGCAGATACTGCCTTGCAGTAAGAGTTGTTTAAACGGCTTGGAGCAACCAGCACGCCGATTGTGTTGTGAACTAGATTCCAATTGAGATACCAGTTGGCGATGTTGTCGTGAGTTAGATTTTGAGCGCCGATGTGGACATGGAAGCCAGTTGTGCGGTCAACCTTGCCACCTGCTCCGAGAAGCAGGCGAGCAACGGTTGAAGCCTCGTTTAAACGGATTGGGTCGAGGATTGGAGATACAACCTCGGCTCCACGAACTGAGCCGTCATAAACTGACGACCAAGCCTCGTGAGTTTGGTGCTGGCTGCGTGGCTCGATGCACTCGATGCCTCCACGATTTAGGGCTGCAGATGCAGCCGATGTTGAGATTCCTGCAACCTCGAACTCAAGCCCGAAAGTAGTCATTAGTTAGCCTCCACAAGTGAGTTGTTGCATGCTGGGCAGATTGGAGCGCCAAGATTCACAAGCGTTGAGCGAGAGATTCGGGCGATGTAGTTGTCGTTTAAACACGCAACCTTAATCAAGCGAGTTGATTGTTTTGGTGCTGCAGCGATTTCAATTTTGGCGTGTGGATATTCGCCGAGAGATTCCAAGATTGAGATTGCCCAGTTTGGCAATTCTGCCAACGGTTGAGCAACGCTTGGAGCAGCGGAGCGCCAGTTGCCTGATTGAGCCACTCGGAGCAAGGGAATAATCGCCTTGGCAACCTCGGAGGCTTGGTCAACGGTTGGAGCCACAAAAATCTCAGCAGTGAAATCCTGAGATGCAGTTGGAGGCACGATTGCTGCAGTTGAAGCCTTGCGCCCAGTTTTTGGAGGGAAGCCACAAGATAGGCGGATTGCAGATTCCTCCTCGCCTCCACCTTGGATTGTTGAAGCGATTGGTCGGCGAGCAGCAGTTGCAAATGCTGCGAGCCATTGTTCACGATTTCTCATGATGTTTAAACCTTTCCAGTCGGTAGTGGATTGTTCCACTGGGATAAAGGTAAACGAGTTTAAACAAAATTACAAGCACCTCTAAAACCAGTATAAAATACTGACTTTAGAGCAGTTTAAACGATTTGCATTTAAACGATTGCCTCCGATTAGTCATGCAGTGATGAGCACAAAAAAATAAGTTACTCACGAGTAATGCTCTAAAACCATTGATTTATACTGACTTTAGCGATGTTGAAATGTTGTGATGCGCTGCGACTACCTAATTTAACTGACTTTAGGACATTACTGGCGAGTAGCATTTCGGGCATTGTGGAGCCATTGCCACATTGTGAGATGCCGTCTCACATAGTGAGATGCCCAAGCAAGCCAGCCAAGCCAAGCGCTGCGCTGCGATGCTGGGTCGGGGCGAGATTGATACGAGCAGCGAGTCAGCGCCAAGCCAGCAGATAGCCCTGCCCTGCCCTAGTTTTGCCAGCAGTGCGAGCAGATTTTGCATGCCGTTTAAACAAAAGCATTGCTAAGCAAAATGTTTGACCCCAGGTTTTTAAATATATGTGTGTATGTGTGTATGTGTATCTACCCACATAACTTTGATAGCCCTGGGGTCACACTGCTCTGACCTGCGGTTTTACCTGAAAGGTAAACCGTTACAAAAAAGTTGCAAAATAAATGTCCAATAAGTGTCCTCTGGACACCTAATAGTATATGTAGGGCAAAATAATGGTCGCCC